TTATCCCATGCCTGTTGCGAGAAAGGCTCGGTCGCGCGTACCAGCAAATCGCCGCCGATGAGGGCAGATGAAACGTAAGTCCCTGCTTTGGGGTAGGCGCGCGAAATGGCAAATTGCAGTTTCAGACGACCCGAAATATCGACGCCCGTAATGCGGTTTTCTTCTTCCCACGCGCAAACGGCGGTCAGCGGCAGGGTGTATTGCGACAAGTCCAACGGCTCGCCAAAGGTAATACTGCCCGCCTTGAGGTCTGCCGTGTATTTTTCGGCAAGGACGTGTTTGCCCTTGCTGTCGACCAAACAGAGACGGTCGAGGTTTTGACGGTTGAGCGTGATTTTCTGAGCGGCGGTAAACGCGCTGCCTAAATCCTGCTTGAGCCGATTGGAAATCACAACCATATCGCCCTTGCGGAACACAGGGACTCGTCCGTCGGCAGGCAGGCGCACGGCATCGATGCCAATAATGGACGAATCTAAGGGCAGATTGTCTTGAGTCACGGCGTTGTAGCGCAGCTCTTCGGGATAAAATCCGTCCGCCCGTTTGATTTCGTAGAAACCTGTTTCGTAGTCGATTTTCCCCGTAATACCGCCTTCGATGTTGCCTTCGGCATTACTACGCCCGACGATGTCGCCGTTGTTGGCATAAACAGTAAAACTCTCGGGCTTGACCGGCGCGGCGGGGGGACGCCCTGCATAAGAGAAAATCTTAACCTGCGGCAAACGGACAACCCCGCCCGTAACCTTGAGGCTTTGGAATTTGATGGCAGGGTCGTTGATGGACACCTCGCCCGATGTGGACAATGTGCCGATATTTTCGCCGCTGCCTTTGGCTGCATCCCAGTTTTTATAAAGCGTGCCGCCGTATTCGACGATTTCGGTCGTCCCGTCTGAAAAAGACCATGAATTAAAGATGCAGGTACTGCCTTGGTCAAAGTCAATCAAGACATTAAATGTCAGCCCGCCTGCCAGACGCCCGCTTCGGGGCTTGGCGTGGGACGAGTCGGCGGACAAAAATTCCGCATTCCAGTCGCTGAAGGACATATCGACGGTTTTCTTGGCGGTTGCGTCTTTTTCCTGCGCGCGCCATGCGGCACCCAAGGTCGAATAAGACTTGGTCGCCCAAGCCAACGCCTCCACCCGCAACGCGGATTTAGGCACAATCAGCTTGCCGCCGTCCCAGCGGATACCCTGCACGGCGTTTTTACCCGCTTTCCAGCCGCCTTTGACTGCGAGCAGACTGATGCGCGCCGTACCTGATTTAATTTCTTTTCCGGCAGAAATCGCCATTTTCATCTCCTATCTAACCGCTGCGCCATACCAATTCGACACCGTGTACTCTGTCTCTTCAGATACTTGCCCTTTGACATCCAAGCTGAAGGCCGACTGATTAGGCGTAGCGTCCTTGAATACCAGCTCCCAATGCGCTCCCTTATCCTCCGCCGTCATGCCGTAGCCTGCGCCGCCGACCACGCTTGCGCTGATTCGGCGCGTCTCTTCGCAGGCATATTCGACCGTGTTGCTGTTGATGTAGCGGGCGGTCGAAATCACGCCGTTGAGGTAATCCACCGACCCCTGCATATCGCCCGTCAGACTGCCGTTTCCGTCGTCGCTGGCGGTTTTGGTGCCGCCATCCTGCCAAGTCAATACCAACGTACCCGGCTTGATGGGATGACCCAAGCCATAGGTGCATTTGCTTTCGGCAGGTTTCGGCGTCGCTGCCGTCCCGGTCTTGCCGCCGTCGGATGACGCGAATCCCGAAATCCCGCCCCATTGGAACACAAGGCGGCTGCCGACATCGGGCAATACGGGCAGATTGAGCACGACCGAGCCGGTTGCAGACGACACCGTGCCTGCCGCTTTACCTGCCTCATCGCGCAACACGCCGTCGCCCGAATCGGCGAGCAGATACCAAACGCCCAACGCCATAAACGACACTTTCAGGCTGCCCGCAACGGGGGCAGGTGTCAGCAGCGGCGCAAACGCCGTGCCTTGGTTGGTCTCTTTGATTTCAACGGCGAAGGCAAACCGCGCTGCCGACGATTTGGCGGCGGGGATGGCGGAAACGGTATAAGTCCCGCTCGGGATGCCGCTCAGACGGCCTTTTTCATAGTCGGCTTGGATGATATCGTCGCCGGAGACCAACTGCCCCTGCGCATTGTCTTTGTAGTTGCCGATTTTGATGCTGCCCGGCAAAAGCGAATGGGGCATTGTCAACGTGCCGCCCGATACATAACCGCGAAACACCTGTTTTTCAGGCGCGGCAGCCACCCACATATCGCCCGCGACGGGATATTGGTCGGCATACGGCGTCTCCACCGTCGAAGTCGGTACCAGCTTTTCGTAGATACTGGCAACCGTCAACGACGCATCACCCGCCTTGAGGTCGTCTGAAACGGGCTTCACGCCGTAGTAACTCGCCGAATCAGCAACCTGCGTCTCCAAAATCTTGACCTTGTTGCCTGCATACCCTTCGACCGGGTAATCGACACCATCAAAATCGCGCGTCAGCGGGTTGGTCGTTTCCATTTTGACGACACGGCGGCGGATTTCTTTGGTTTGTCCACCAGCCAAGGGGATTTCAAACGTCCGCATTTCGTGCGTCAGATTGGCGATGCGGAAATATTCGGTAATCCGTTCGGTCTTGGCATTGGTTTTGTCTTCATGCTGTAAGCAATACCGCTCGCCCACTTTAGGCAGCGGGGCTTCCTCGCGCTGATATGCCTGCACAAGGCGCACGCCCGCCAAATGCCGCCCCATCAGCGTCATGCGGCTTTCCACTGTCGGTACGGAATAAGCCTCGATACGCGGCATAATGTCTGCGCGGCTCTCGCCGTAGTTGCGCGCCTTAAACGCTAAAAAAGACACGTTTTCAGAGGTCGGCGGCTCGGTAATGACAAAATGACCGCCATAGAGCGGCTCGGAGTCGTTACGCAGGACGGCAGGGTAGAGCAGGCGCGCGTCCAAACTGCCCATCGTGCGGTCAACGTCGGAAACGGGCGGGAAAATCTCGTTATCCTCGCCCGTCAGCGGCTGCCCCACCATCAAACCGCCGCCGTCAGGCGTATCGGTCATGCGCTGGCTGGGGTAAATCTGCAAATCCTGTTGCGTCAGGCGCGTTGTTTTTTCCATTTTGAAACCTTTTTTAAATCCTGTTTAAACCTGTTTTCAGACGACCTTAAAACGTCATCAGGCAGAGCTTGGCGGTATATCGTTCGCTGTCTACCTCCGGCGTTGAATAACGCACCGGCTCGACGCTGCCCAAAGCCGCGTCATGTGTGCGCCAAACAACATTAAATTCGCGCCCGTCGTAATGCGTCAGCGTCATTTCCAATTCGGGGACGTCCGTCCAGTCTCGTAAAGTCCGCAAAGACCCCAAGTCCAGCCATACCCAATCGCCCGACAACGTAATCGGGCGGCCGTTTGCCTTGATTCCCTGCTGGATCACCAATCCGCCCGACAGAGTGCGCTGCGGCGCGGCCTGCGCCACCTTATTCCATGAAAATTCATCTTCCCAGCGCATATCCTGCGGCAGGCGGACGCTTGCGCCGGTGTCTTTGCGCTTTAAAATCCAATCGGCCATTTCAGACGACCTTTGCCTAAATATAAAACCCCATTAAAGCAAAAGCCCCGAAAATCGGGGCTTGGCATGGTTGCAGTCGGGTTTATATCTGCCGCTTGAATTAACTCGTCCGCTTGAACGAGTTTTCCAGTTGCGTCATCAGGCTGCCGACTGCTCTGTTGGCGACTGCTTCGTCGCGTTGCGCCAAAAGGCGGTTAAGCTCGTCTGTATTGACGTTGACCTGCGGATTGCCAATTTGTTGCAACTGGCGTGCCACGTTGTTGCTGCCGCTTGCCGTGTTTTGGCTGCGGGCGCGTTCCTGCGCGGCAGATTCGGCACGTTTGTTGCGTTGGCGGTCGTAAATCTGCTGTTGCAACTCGATTTGACGCTGGTATTCGCGGGCGATGTCGCCCTGTCCCAGTTGCTTGGCGTTTGCCAGCTTTTGGTTCAGCTCGCGCAGCTTTTTCTCCTGCTGCAAAGCGTAGCCCGCTTCGGCGTTGCCGTTGAGTTCGGCAAGCTCGGCTTCTAGGGCGCGCGTCGCGTCGCTTGCCTCTTGGCGCAGCGCGTTCAGACGACGTTGCGCGTCAGCAATCGCATTGCGGAACTTGGTCAGCTCGGTATTGCCCAGCTTGTCGGCAGCCGCTGCAGCCGCACTGGCTGCATCGTTCAAAACACCCTGCGTCAACGCACCCTGCGCCGTTGCATCGCTCAACCGCTGCATGGCGGAGTTGGCAAGGTAAATCTGCTGGGTGTAGTCCTTCATGCGCCCGATTTGCAGCGTCGCCTCCATGCCGATTTTGACGCCCCTGAATTTTTGGTTCATCAACTCAAGCTGTTCGTTGTTGAACTTGACGTAGCCGCCCGTCTGACTGAGCCGGTAGCCGTAGTCGGTTACGGCTTTGGCGGCTTTTTCGGTCGCTGCCGCCGCCTTTTCCGCACTCGCTGCCGCATCGTCGTTTGCCTTGACTACCTTGCTGACGGATTGGGCATGGCTTTCCGCCGCCTGCGCGCCTTTGTTATGGGCGTTTTTGGCGGATTCGCCCGCCTGTGCGGCAGTATCATTCAACCCTTGATAGGCGGCTTTGGCTTTTTCTGCGCCACCTGACGCCGCGTCGCCCAAGCGGGCAAGCTGCTCCTGTGTCAAAAGTGCCGCATCGCCGCTGGCTTTGAGCTGGTGCTGGAACTCGGAGAACTCCTCCTTACTTTTGAGTTTGCCCATCATCTGTTCAAACGCCGCCTGCATCAGTTTGGCATCTTTCTGACCGGCAGACGCTGCCTGTTCGGACGCGTCCTTAAAGTCGGCAAACGCCTGACGTGCGTCGCTGCTGATGCCGGTCATCACGGCTTTGCTGTCCACGCCGATTTTGGCGAATGCGTCGGCAACCTTATCGGACGCTACCGGCGCGGCATCGCCGATTTTCTTGATTTCCTCGGCGGTCATGCCTGCCTGTTTGCCAGCGTCTTCCAAGGCGGCTTTCAGTTTCTCAACAGCTTCAGGACTGTCCATCTGCTTTAACGCCGCCTGAAACACACGGGACATCTGCTCGGCATCATTGCCAAACTTGGCAGCGGCGGTGGAAAAGTTGGCGATACCTTCAGACGCTTTCTTACTCAGACCGGTGGTGACTTCTTCAGCCGTCAGCCCCAAGGATTCAAGGGCTTTTTGCGCCTCGGCAAGTTCGCCCGTATCCGCGCTGATTTTGATGTTTTTCTTGTCAAGCTCGGCTTTCAGGTCGGTGGTTTTGGTGCGCACGGTTTCCAGCTTGACCGCCAGCTCACTGTAAAAATCGCCAGTTTCGCGCCCGTCGGCACGCAAGGCAGCCATACTGCGCTCCAACGCAGCCTGTTCGGCGGCGGAAGCACGATATTCGGCTTGCAGTGCTTTGACGGCGGCGACTTCCTCTTCGGCTGCCTTTTTCTTGGCGGCGGCAGCTTTTTCGGCGGCTTCAGTAGCCTTTTTGTTTGATTCTTCCAGTTCGCGCTTGATTTCGGCGTCAGTTTTGAAAAATTCGTGATATTTGTCCAAACTTCCCGTCGTCAACAGGCTGTCAATCATAGCTATCGGACGTGCCATCTCGTCAAACACTGCACGAAGACCAGGAATATGTTCGTACAAATCCTGAATAAACACGCCGACTGCTTCTCCGGCAATCGTTGCCGTCGTACCGATAATGCCCCATCGGGCAACAAGGGAAGACAACCCCGAAGCCAAACCGGTCAACCCTTTTGATTGTGCCGCAACACCTGCTGATGCAATACTCCCGTATTCTTTAGCCGCCAAACCGGCTTTACCATATGAAACGGTCAACGCATCGACAGCAGCTTTTTGAGACACCAAACTTTTCAATGCAGCAGCGCCACCAAGACGCACAACTGCAGAATACGCCTCCATTGCAACACGGGCGGCAGCAAAGTAAACCGCCAGCTTGGACAATACCGGGAAATCTTTTGTGAAATCGCTAATTGCCGTTGCAACCGTCTCAACCGTGGATGCCGTTATTTTTAAAATAGGCAATAAGGCATCACCCAGCTCTCCCGCCATATTGGAAACTGCCGCCTTAGCCTTATTGATTTGCCCTTCGGTAGTATTTAATGCAGCTGCCGCCTCCTTCTGCATCGCGCCTTGTATTTGTGCTTGGTCGTTTACTAAGCCCAAAGCCTTTTCGTATTCGCCGAGCGAGCCGACCAAGAGGGCAATGTCGTCGCTGTATTCCGTGCCGAAGAGTTGCGAGAGCGTCAGGGCGCGGCTTTGTTTGTCCAAGCCTTCGAGTTTATGCAGGAACTCGGTCAGAGCCTGTTGCGGGTTCGCAGCGATGTTTGCCGCCATCTCGTCGGCGGACGTTCCGATGGATTGCAGCGCATCTTGGAAACCTTTGCCCTGGCTTTGCGCGGTTTGCAATT